GAAGCTTTTTCTTGCGGTCTACCGCCTTCAGGCCCTGGTTCTCCATATCCAGGAGTATCTGAAGGGTCCTCATATCCTGCCGGTACATCACCGGGTGAACCTCCTTTTGGTGTAGATGTAGCTCTTCTACCATACATTGAAGCTAAGTCATGAGGAGTACCGTAGCTCATACCAGATTTAGCAGGATCGTTACCTTCATTTTCTACCTGTGCTATTCTAAATAAACGTTTAGAATCTTCTCTAACTAAATCTCTTTCCTGTATGTATTGATCCTCAGATAAACTAAATATCTTCTCATAGATATAATCAGTAGAGAACATCTTAGTATCTTTCATCTGAGCAGCTAAGTCAATTTTTTCTTTGAGTAATGCTACCTTTTCCTGTTCAAATATTATTGAAGGAGTAGTTAATTTAATTTCAAAGTTAGTTAAACTTTCTCCAGTGAAGCCTTGCGTGTATAAATGAACAAGAGCTATCTTAGTCAACTCAGATTCAACGATTCTTTGAATTCTTTCTACTGTACGTGCAAATCTTATATCTTCTGCTGCTAAAGTAGCTTTACCATTTAAGTCTCCTTCGTAACCGAAATATGCTTTAGGTATCTTTAGAGCAGCAAATAATTTTTCCTGTAGATATCTAACGTCAGTTACACCGTCATATTCTAATCCTTTAGTAGTTTCTATTCTAGTAGATGAATCTCCTCCTCTTACAGGAAGGTAGAAATCTTCCATCTGATTCTGTAAATTGAATCTTAAGTTATATTGACCATCTTCTCCTACATAAGGAGTCTTTTTCATTTGATTGATAGTCTTCTGCATAAACTGCTCTACTTCATTCGGTGGAATGTTTCCTACATTTATATAAAACATTCTCTTCTCAGGTGCTCTCATTATACGATGTATTAACATCGCATCTTCCATAAGAGTAACTTGTTTAAAAATCTTTCTAGCAGGTTCTATATAAGAACGTCCATAAGGTAAGTAGTTAGTATCAGAGATTAATCTAAAGTGGGCAATCTCAAAATTGTCAAAATTTATTATCTTTTTATTTCTCTTAGGAATATAGTTTGGATCAGAAGTAGCTGCTAATCCGTCTGGATCTAAAGAAAATGATACTTTAGAAGGTTCATCTGGATCCATTCCTTCATATCTAACCATATGATATACAGTATAAGGAAGTACATTATATACTCCAAACTTTTCAGCTATTTCTAATTTAAGGAAAAAGTCACCATACTTACACATATTACGAATCCAAGACCAAAGGTTAAATTCTATATTTAATACGTCGTAAAATAAATTATAAAGTATCCTTTGTATATTTTCATCAGATGAACTTATATTTAATAGCTCATTTTGATCATTTTTAACTGTTGCCTCATCTGCTATAATATCTAATGCTGAAGCTATAATAGAATCAGTATCCATAGCCTCGTAATCAGAGTAAAGCTGTATACGAAGAGTTTGATAGTTTAGATTAGGATTAAATATATTTTTATTATTATAGATATATAACCTACTAAATCTATCTAAAAGAGAGTTAGTTTGAAATTTACCAGAAGTTTGAATCTGGTTTATATCGGCTACTTTTATTTGATCGCCACCGACGTTTCTTACGACAACATCAGTTGCAAAGACTCTTTTAAGCCTTGAAAATAGTGAGGTATTAGCCATTAGTATACATTTTTATATAAATAGTTTAGTTAAAATAACCAGGATATATCTTCTTCACCATTCCTAGTCTTAATAAGATACGGATTTTCTCTCTGATTACCAACGCTTTTCATTACTGCTTTGTTTTGTGCGTTTAGATTGGTAAAGGATGAAAGTTGTGCTCTAGCTAAGTCCATTCCTTGTTGTCTTAATCTCAGTGCAGTATCCCTTACATATAGTGCAGTTGCAACAGACATAACAAGATCATCATTATATCCGTCTTGAGCTTGAGCTTTTCCATTTTTCCAGATAAATACTCTCATCTCTTCTAATAATCTTTTAGATTGAATAGTAACTGATTTGTCTCTTACATACTCCATTAGCTTAGCTATTACTAAAGGTCTTGTTCTTGCTGACATAGTAAATCCAGGTACTAGTTGATCTCTTTCGTACTTAGACATATATGATTCAACAGTATCTAAATGGTTTTTAGGTGAATAGTATAAGTTTCTATACTCTCTGGCCATTACTTGTTCTATGGTAGACCATCCGATATTTGCGTTTTCTATTACTAATAGTGCATCATTGTACTCAGATGCTATTCCTACAAGTACGTTACCAAGTTCTCTAGGAGATAGTTTACCTTTATACTCTGCTACTTGTACACATGATTCAATATCAAATATGTGAAATGCTGAGTAGTCGGTGGAGTCACCTCTAGATACATCTGCTACAACCATATAGTCTTTAGTATAATCAGCAGGTTCCCATATCCATAAATTACCGTCTACTCCTCTTCTTTCTGCTGCTTCCTTCAACCAAGTGTTTTCAATAAACATCATATCATCTGGTTCAAATACTGTATCCCCTGAAGCTAAGAAGTCACAGTCACATTCCTGCCCAGCCATCTTAGGACCTAAGTCAGCATCTTGTTGATCTCTCCATTTTTGATCTCTTTCAGGGTGTACTGTCCATGGGAGTCTTACAGGTAGAAAACTATTTTCACCTGATTCAGCTTTTGCCCAAGTTTGATGAAACCAGTTACCAATACCGTTAGGAGTAGATAGTGCCATACACTGTCCACCCGTCGCTAAGGTCTGTTGAGCAGCTGTAAAGGTTTCGTCTACGTTATCTATAAAGGCTGCTTCATCCATTAATAGTAATGATACCGCTTCAGATCTTGCAGCATCAGGTGAAGATGATTTAGCTTGTACTTTAGATCCGTTTTTTAATCTAAGAGATAATTTATTCTTTTCAACTGCTGTCAGTCTTAACCATTTAGGAAGTTGATCGTACATAAAAGTAACTTTGGTAACTAAGTTACGTGCAGTAGCTTGAGTAGTTGCTAGAGCTAGTACGTTTTTATCTTTGTGAAATATCATTAACCATAGAGAGTATCCAGAAGCTAAAGTAGATATACCCAACTGTCTTGACTTAAGAGTAATAAGGTATTGGTTATCTCTAAATAATTTTAATACTTTATCTTGAAAAGGGTACAGGTTAAATAGGATACGACCTCTAGTAGGGTGCTGTATATAGCAATACTTTCTCATAAAGTACGCCGGATCTTTAGCACACTTAATATATTCTTGTGCTATTATTTTTTTTATGTCCTGTGCCATAACTAATTTATTTGATCAAATTTTTCTATCTCTAAAGTACCTTGAATATTACCATTATTACGTGCACTTATTTGTACTGAATAAGGTTCTCCCTGCTTAAGTACAGTAAACTTAATTTGAATAGCTCCAGCTTCAACTGAATCTCGTATTGTAATGTCAGAGTATTCACCTCCTCTGTTGTATAAAACTACGTTTGTTCCCCTAGGAAAAGATTCTACTTTAGCATTAGACCCTGATGATTGTCCAATTATCTTAAAGAAGCCAGGGTTAACTTTTGTTAAAGATAATGCAAATCCTGCTAGGGCAACTACTGCATCATCTACTTTTTTTGATGGAAAGTTTCTAAATAAAAATTCTATAGCTTTAAGAGCAGCATACTTACCTTTAAGTTTTCCTGAGTCAATATCATTTACGGATGGATTATCTATACTATAAACTATATGTTCTGCTCCTCCTACTAATTTAGAAACTTTATTTCTAAGGTCCTGTATTCTTTTTCTTAATGAATCTTCATCTAAATCGATCTCATCTTTAGTAAGGTTATAATCAGTTTTTACTTTAGCAAATTTTTGAAGGAGTCCTTTTGCTTTCCCTCCTTGTGCTTTTTCTTGCTTTAACGAAACTGCAACTAGCGGTTTACTTTTTGATCCCCATTGATTATCACCAGTACCTGATAAAAATAACTCATTTAATATTTCTATATTGTCATAAGAACTGAAATCAGGGATAGCTCCTAACTGAATGTACATATCTCCAGGGCACCATTTATCTGCATTCATACCAGTCAAAGCTCTAGCTTTACTTCTTATTTCGTGAAATACTCCTGAGCGAATTATATTACCTTCTGGGTATTTATCTTTTATACTCAATGCACTTGATAATGGTTGATTAATAAATTTTACATGTACGTTTTTAGGTTCTAAAGCAGATAAGTATTTTAAAACTTTTTGAGAGCTGTTAGAATCTTCTCCAGGTATACCTGCATTAGCTATACTTTTTAAATTTTCTGCTCTCTTTAAAATATTTTCAGTAGTAAATGGAGAAGTAATATCGCTAACATAAAATAAAGATACAAGTCCTTCTTTTACATCAGTATCAGCACTATCTTCTGATGCTGTTCCTTTTATTACTATTTTATATTCTTTACCTTTAAATGTTAGTTCAGCAGCACCAACTGATGATCCTGCTGCTTTGACTTTTTTGTAATCAGTAATTTCATTTTCTTTTTCAGAGAGTTTTTCTAACTCTTTAAATATTTCACCCCTAAGAGATGTAGAAGATGCTCCTCTAGAAGGAACTTCGGAAAATTGAAGTCTTATACTAGTTGAACCGGTTCCTGTAATATCTCCGTATCCTTTTATATTTGATTGTATAAGGTTAACTAGATCTTTATTTTCTTTTATGAGAGGAATAAAACCAAATATAGATTCAAACAAAGCCATATCCTCTTGACTGTTAATGTCAGGATATCCTTTAGTAGTCTTATACGACCATTCTAATATTGTTTTATCTATAAGATTCATTTACCCTTCTTCTCCTGATTCGAAGTCTATAGGCTCATCAGATAAATCTTCTCCGCCTTCTTCTCCTCCTAGATCGCCTCCTAAATCATCACCACCTTCTCCTCCGCCTGCAGCATCATCTCCGGGGAAGTCTCCTCCACCTCCACCGCCTCCGGTGTCAGCATCAAATTCTCCTCCTTCTTCTTCTCCTGCACCGGTCATTGGTGCTTCTTTATATAGAATGTTAAGTTTATCTAAAGCTTGTTGGTAGTCACTTATTTTGTTAATGTAATACCTTTTGCCCATTATTTGAGCTTCAAATGTACTACCTGTCCATTTAAGTATATAGTCTTGACCGTTCTTTAAATTTATTCTAAAAGTAGTAGGTCTTGGAGATATCCAATCTACACTTTCCACAAACTCTTTAAAGTCTTCAGTTTGTAGTTTAACTATAGCAGCTTTAACAGTAGGAAATTTAGACAGGATAGTATCAGTAGCGTCTTCTAGGACTGCTCCATTCTCTTCTCCGGGATCTTCTGGTGTAGGTTCTTCTTCCTCTTCTTCAGAAAGTTGATCTAGTAGTGATTCGTTTAAATTTTGTGGAATATTAGTATCTAATACTTCAACTTGTTCACCTTCTAGCTCATCCATTATACCGGGGTCATATTCATCTACACTAAAGTAGAGTATAATTCCATCCGGGTCATCTTGAATTTCGTATTTGATACCAAACATGTCTTCAAGTATTACCTGAGCTTTATTTTGACTAGCCTCATCTTTAGAAATTTTTATATAGAAATATCTATCAGGTGCTTCATTTAACTCAGTTAATACTTCAGCGTATGCTTCTAATATAAGGCTGTTAAGTTGAGTTTTATTCATCTTATGCAAGTTCTTTTACTTTATCTACATGTCCATCTACATAGGCCACTGACGATACAGCTTTACCCATATCTTTTGTGGTTGCTTTTATTTGAGATGCTATAGCTTCTGCTTTCTTAACTTGAGCAGGAGTAGCTTTTTTTGCTTTGATGGCAGCTTTTTCTAATTTAAATAGACTATCATTTTGACGAGTCCATTTGTCTAACTTAGAACCATCTAAATCTTTATCTTTAAGAAGTTTTTTTCTTAATGCTGTAGCACCAGGGCATATATCGAAATGTTTAGGTTCAACTGCTTCGTTAAGTCCTTCATATGGAGCTCCGTCATTTCTTCCGTATTCGCCTCCTCCGGCTCTACCGTATTCAAAAGCAATTTTATAATGCTCTCCAATAAACTCCATTACCTCCATAGCAGCTTCGATTTCATCTCCATCCATCTCCATTGCCATTGCTTTAATAACTTCTATAATATCATCTCCTGAACCTCTAAGTTCAGTTACTCTTTTAAGAGGTGTACCGTCTAATTTATGAGGTATACCATTCTTCATAATATATTTAGGCTTCTTAGGTTCTTTTGTTTTTAATGTAGCTTTTAAGTCTGGATTGCTTTCTTTACCTTTAGATATAGTTTTACTACGACCTTGTCCGGTACCGAATCCAGTTGCTTGAGCTTCATCTGTATCACTTACTTCTTGATCTGCTCCAGTTTTAGCAACTTTACTGTGCATCTTAGCCTCATGATCTTTCTTTTCTTGATTTAATTTTTTTACCTTAGCAATAAATCCTTTTCTTTTAGGGTCATCTTGAGGTAATTTATTCATTGATGGAGCAAGTGCTTTTACTTTTTTAAGATCTGCTTGTATATCTGATAACGATCTACCTTCGTCTATTACTCCTTCTTCTAAAGCTAATTGATCTAAAGCAGGTTGCTTTTCTTCTGCCTCTAAGTAATGTTGTGCTGAAGAAATAAACTCTCTTGCTTTAATTACCTTACCTTGCCACCAATGTGGGAAATCTACTTCTCCATCTGACTTATCATACTTATCTAACTGCTTGTAAAGTTTAGCAGCATAAACTGCAATGTCATATACATCATTTTTAAGCATGTCAGGCTCATCATCTTGATGACCTACGTCAAGGTCTCCTTCTGCTTCAGGTTCTTCTGGTACTTCGTCTGCTTGAGGAAGCTCTACTGGTAGCTCTTCTTCTTCCATACCTGGTGGTTGGTGCATTGGAGAACCAGCATGTTTATTTGCTAACTCTTCTGGTGATAGCTCATCATCGTCTTCACCTTCCATTTTATTAGCATTTTGCATTAAAGCATGTATCTTTGCTATAGTCTCTTGGTCTTCTGGAGTTAATCTTTTCATACGTTCGTGTTCTTGAGATTCTTCATCTCCGGGTTTCATTTCTGATGTTAATTTGACGTTTACACCTTTTTTTGCTAGATCAGCAGCTTTTTTTTCGTCGTCTGTTGCTACTGTACCACTATCTGCTTCTAGTAATTGCTTTTGTAATGACTCTTTTAAAACCTCTAATTTTTTAGTAGCTTGTGCAATGTCTATATTATTGGTGTTAGATTGAGGTGAATTTCTTAATTTTTCTAAAGTAAGTTCACACTTAGTTAAACGTTCTTGAATATCTTTAAATGTCATATTAATTCAGTTTATATAGGTATATAAATAAATAGATCAACTATCCCTAATATAGATATCATAAAGCTGATATGTTTTTATGGGTTATTTTTATAAGTCCATTTTTATAATTTACTTCTTCACCAGTCAAAGCTAGTAAAGTAGCTTTTATTCTGTTCTTTTCTGATAGATCGGATAAGAATAATTTTACTGTTTTACTATATTGATCGGTACTTACTTGTTTATACCCTGTCCATCTATTAAAATTAAAATTAGTAATAATTTTATGATTATGCAAGAAATTTTTAGTTTCTTCGTAATTTTTAGCGAAAAACGTTTGCATTTTATCTCTCTCTGCGTTTAAGTGAATATGAGGGATTAAAGAGCCGTGATTAGCAGATACACTAAATTGAACGTTACGTCCTTTAAAGTGTTCTTCAAGCTCATTATATTTCTCAAATTCTTTGTGAAAAAATACTCTATGTCCTCCTGTGTTAAAAGCTATACATTCATAAGTTTCTCTTTCATCAAATAAATCTAAAACTACTTGTCTTCCAAAACCTGGGTGTATATCCCATTTTTTAAATATGGGGTTCCAGTGAACACATAGAGGTTCTTTAAAATTATCTTCTTTAAGGTACTCTTTTAATAGCCCTACAATTTTAGGAATAACTTTTATAATAGAATTATACAAAGGGTGCTTGTGAACTACATCTGGTGCAATATCTCTATAGTAGGTAAAAAATTCTCTCATTATCCTAGGTACTTCTAATGTTTCCCTAAATAGCAAATCCTCTTTCTTAATATGTAAAATTCCTAATTTTTCAGAATCTTGTTTAAGATCATAAAACATCTTAAAATGTTTAAGCTCTGCAGTCTCTTTTATAGGAAGTTTTATTACAGGTAAAGCACCGTAAAACTCTTTAATATATTCCATTTGGTTATATACTTTACACTTTTCATTTAACTTAGTATCTGATATTATTCTTACTTTTACATCTTTGTTTAAAAATAAACAGCAGTAAAATCTAGTCCTACCATCTATAATATAGTACTTTTTATTCAGTTCTAAAAATAATACGGGATGATAATTGTCTTTTTCTGTTAATTGAAATATTTCTTCAACACTATAACCTCGTTCTATATTTCTTGGGTGTAAACTGTCCCTTTCTTTCAGTATTTTAAAAAAGTTAGTAGTGTCTTTTTCATTTACTATTCTAGTTAAAATTTCTTTACACTCTCTAGTATTAGTAAGATTTAAAACTTCTTTGTACTTTAAAATATTAAAAGTACTTTCTTTAGTAGTTTTAATTACTTGTAAAGCACAATTTGTATCTAGGTCTAAGGTATATTTTTTAACGTCTGGATGCCATTGATTAAATAAGTTCTCTTGATCAATAGCATTAAAAAGTATGCTATTATTTTTTTCCACCTTTCATGTTAGCACACCAGTGGTACATTTTACCTTTTTCTCCTCCAGCTTTTTTAGCTTTAGCTCTTAACGATGTAACTGATCCTTTGCATGATGCACCTGATTTTTTAACTCGGCCAGGTTTAGACTTACCTTTTACTTTACCGTCTTTGTAGTTTTCGTAAACATCAGTTGGTTGAAAAATATCAGCTATACTTTTAAGTACTTTAACATGTTCTGCTTCAAGTAAAGGATATGTGTCTCCAAGAATACCTCTATCTGTAGTGGATAAATACGGGTAAGATTTTTTACCGCTATCACCAGGTATTAGAATATGTTTACCTGATTTGTCTACTACTTTAAATATAATGATAGAACTATCATACTCTCCTGCTCCTGCTTTTTTACTGAAGTCATATTTGTTTTCATCAAACTGGTATTCAGCTACTTGAACCTCCTTGTAGTTGTTTTTTTCTATGAAATCTCCTAATACATGTTCATCTATCTCATCTGTTTCAGCTTCGCCTATGTAAGCTGCTACATCGTTAGGATTAGGTTTAGGTTTAGCATCTTCAAAATCTTTAGCTTGAAAATATGCTCTAGCAGCTTTATCTAAATAATCTTTACCGGGGCCTTCATTTAAAGAAAATACAGTAGGATCACCTGATATCTCTCCGTGGTTAAATCTAAGTTCAGATTCTATTCCTAATACTCCTAGTTTTGCTCCTAAACGTTCTTCAGTTTCAGAGTCTCTTTTTAATCTAGCGTTATAGTACTTTATGTATTCTAATGCTTCTGCTTTAGTAACCTTCTTTTCGTTTTCGTATTCACCTTCTTCATTGGTGTAAATATAAAATGTACCATGAACATCACCTTGGAAGATCATTTTTATCTGGTCATTATCCAGATTACGTTTACCGTTTATAACACTAATAACCGTTATATACTTATCAATAGTAGCTTCTTCTCGAAGTACTTCTTTGATAACATTAAGCATTTCTTTTCTAGTCATTATTTTTTCTTCCAAATTTTTCCTCTTCTACATCTAACTACTGCTCCTGAAGCATAAGCTGATGGCCAAGTATCATATTCTCTTTTAGCTCTTTTTGTGCACCTATCGTCTTTTTTCTTTTTTTTTTCGTCCACTTGCATTTCGTGAATAATACCAGTAACTAGATTTATAATGTCTTCTTTTTTAATACAGTTAGGAACTGATTTACCGAACATGGTTTTCATTCCTTTCTTTTCGTATCCTTTCCAACATTTTTCTAATATAGTATTTACTACCTCTTCATTATATTGTGTAGCTTTTGGTACTTTAGATCTTTGTTTATCTTTTGGATCACTTTTTCTGGCTCCTCTTTCTTTTGCATCTGCAGACATTTTACCTTTGACTAAGTTTCCTGATTTAGTAAAGTAGTGTCCTGCTGGAGCTTCTTTAGTTTCTTTCATTTTCTTAATAGGTTTATATCCTGATCCATACGGTGCAGCTTTACCGTCTTGTGGATTAGCTGTTTCTTGCTTTAATGCATTACCTGCTTTTTTAGCATCTTTATATGCATTAGAGTTTTTATGAGAAGATTTCTTGCCTGCTTTTTTCTTAGCATTTATATTAGCCCATAGACCTTCTTTTTTTACTGTTGCTTTTTTTGTTTCGTCAACATCTGGGATATATTCAAGTTTGCAAGCAGCATATAAAGCTCTTGAAAATTGATTTGTTTCATTATTATAATCGTCACCATCCCACCCTGTAGTTAATTCTTCAACTTTAACTACTTTAAAATTTCTACTGTGAGTATAGATAGAGTAGTTAGGGGATTGATTAGCAGTCTTGCAGCCGTCTGGTAAAGGTTCAGGGTAATCTAATCCTTCTACCCCATTGTCGTATATTACTACATCTGTTTCACCTACATCACGAATATTAAAATCATCATCGTAACCTTCCTCTGGATCTTCATTTACTACTTTTGGAAAGATAGTGACATTAGAATTAAATTTAACAGTATGTAGATAGAATTTTTCTTCTGGTTGCATATCTTGAATAGTAGATCCTCTATGCAAAGCTTGTAATAGTGTACCAATATGGTAGCGGTGATTACCGGACATGCCTTTTGTAGTGTTAAGGCTGTACATAATATTAGAGGGTACAGTACTTGGAGCTGCTACTTCAGCAAGTTTAGTATTTTCTTTTTTTACTGTTGCTGCTTTTGTATTTTTCACGACTGTCTTTCCTTTACT